CTTTTACCTTTACCGGCCATCTTTTGTGCAAAGTATGTCACTCCGGTAGATAAAGACAGAACGCTGACAAAAGCGTCAATCCACATAGTCCAAAATTGTGGCTTACCAAACATCCGGGTACCTTCGTACGGCATGGTTCCCATGTCGGAGGTATATCGGATGTTATGAAGATTTGTTTTGGGTTTTTCGTCTAACTTCTCTCCTGAAAGTAAGGTGGTACCACTCTCTTGGGTCGTGAGTATCTGGCCTAACTGAGTAGAAGATTGGACAAATCTGGGCTCGGCAGCAAATTGTTCAGAAACACGAGTTAAGAAACTTGCCTTACCTTGATTGGTAACTGGCATGTTATCATCCTCGATTTTTGACAAAAATGCTTCGCCAAGCACTGGGACAGTCTCACAAGCGGCTAGGTCTTCCATATGTGAGGCAGCATCATCTTCTATGTCCTCGATTTGGATGATGGTTGGTAGTGGGTCAGATTGATCCTCGACGTCAGCTTCCAATTTTGTACGTTGTAGACGAGCTTGCTGGTATTGAACCCTCAAGCCCTTCTTGACCTGTTCAATGTACATAATGAAGTTGGCGTATGTCCGGAAATATAGTATTTGCCTGGTGACAAAGAAAGAGCAGAAAAATGATCCAATAAAAATAAATGGAATTTGATAAACGTATGAGTAATAACGAATAAGGGCCCAGATTTTTACAAATCCTTTAATGGTCAAACGAACTCGATTTACAAAACCTATGCGTTTAGATATATTCTTGGAAAAACCTAAAATTCTTCCAACAAATCCACCCAGATTACTGAATATATGATATCCTACAACCATTGGAAAACTGACAACAGTATAAATGGTTGTAACAATCGTTGCAGTTAAGGTAGCGGTTGCACGAAGCTCCCAATAATACCTAAATTTGGATGGTATCCAATCCCAGATGAGAGATTTGACAAAAGCAAACCAACATATGGGTAGAACCCATCCACCTGCAAGAGTTGTGTACACTCCTGTGTAACCAAAAGCAACTAAGGCTAAATTTATTAAGGACATCTGAGGAAGAGGGAGGGCAAAGCCCAAGAGAGTTGGTATAACATACCAGCTCGCCTGAGCAACCCAAAGAAGACAAGAGACGATGAAAGCAAAGCTAAAGTCTATGGGTTTTATCCATTTTTCCTCCTCAGCGGTGAAGCTGGACGACGAGCCAGCTCTTCGAATCGATTTATAAATCGATCGGATTTTACGACGATAAGCAAACAAGGACATAGAATCCTCTTCCGTTTCTTTCAAAACGTAAGCAGGCATTTTAGAACTTGAATCAACGTCGTCTTTTGGTATAACAAAACCAATACGATTCATAAGAGAATCGGGTTTAGTTCCAC